AATCTTCTAATCAATCTTCTAATCAATCTTCTAATCAATCTACTGATTAGGTTTTTGCTTACCTATATGCTCTCGTTTTTTTATGGTTTTTTTATAGAATGAGTTTCAAGGTCTCCCAGTCTCACACACTACCATTTTCTAACGCCATTTTTGTCTTACCTATATGCTCTCGTTTTTAAGTTTCGCAATACGCATTTTATGCGAAGGTCGCATTAAAGCAATTGTGTATTACGCCATTATTTTTTACTGCTATTATGCTCTCATTTGATGCTTCGCATTTCGCAGGAGCGACACAGGGTCGCATTATCGCATAAGCGTATTGCACGACGTCTTTTATACAGACAAAATAAACACAATTTGTTCCTTTTTTGCAACCATTTCTATTACACAAATCTCTCTATTAATTCAATATAAACCTATAAAATCTATCCATACTACATATACCCCTATCTTTTTTTAACATAATATTAGAGTGCCTATTAGTCAGTCTAATTTTATATTGGATCTATCAGAGAAATCTCTCTATTAATTCAATCTAAACCTATAAAATATCTCTATAGAATCTATACCTTAATCTATATTAGACTCTATAGAGATTTACTTTAAAATTTACCTTTAGAATTCATTTACAGAGAGATTTTATGCGGGAGTATAATTATATTTGTTGATATTTGAGGAATGATAAGCACTTAACTTGTGAATTTCTCTTGAACCATATACATACGCACCTAGACAAGACCTGCATTGATACATCCAATAATATGAATTACCTGCTTTTACTTGCTTTTTACTGCTATAATCATTATGTCCATTAATATATAATGTTTCAATCTCATTCATTTTTATATGGTACTGCTTCTTATCCGATATGTATAATTGTTTTATATTATCTGTAATTTTACAAAGATCTTCTTGATCGGGTATGAATTCATTTATTATATGTGCTGGAATAACATATCCTGTATATGGTGCTGGAATTGAATTTAATGTGGATTTGTATGTATCCATCCAATATTGCTCTCTTTTAAATAATAAATTTTTATCACAAATATCTAGATGTTCAATTACATGCATAGTAAAATTATCCCATCCATTATTTAGTTTGATGAATTTATATAATTTGATATTGGATATACTTTTAGAAGCGGTTTTATGTTCTTTACATCGTCTGTTAAAGTTATTTGTTGAACCAATATAGCAGTCATTAATGGTTTCATCTTTACAAGTTATCTTATAGATAAAATACCTCATTTATATATAATACATTAGATTTTTTAAATGGTTGTTTAGGAAATTGATTATAAGATTGTTTAGAAAATTGATATAAAGAAAAATTATAATATTAGTATATATAAAATGACCCCCGAAGAAAAGGTAGCAAAGATTGAGAAAAGACGAGAACAAAACCGAATTAATGGTAAAAAAATATACAATGATAATGATATTGAAAAAATTAAAAAACGAAAGGAACAATTACGCGAAGCGCAAAAACGATTTTATGAAAAGAATAAAGAACAAGTTAAGGAATATCAGAGAACAAAATATAACGAATTAATGAGTATAATACCTGTTAAAAAATCTAATATTATTAAGACTCAAATAATTGAACCTGAAATTTTACCTATTGATGAACCTTTTGTATTTGTTGAAGAAGAAAAAGAACCTGCAATTAAAATGAAGGTAAAAAATGGTAAATTATCTATTCCTATTAATCAAGCAGATGCAATTGAGAAAATTAATGCTTTAGATGCTACCAGCGGAACTAAAACAAAATATATTAATGACCTGAAAACACTTTTAAATATTACGAAATGCGAGGACATCCGTCAATGTCTGAAACAAAGTAAAAAAATCATTAGTGAAATTGAGAACGCAACACAAAAAAGGGACCCTACTTTATCTTATGGAATTAATACCAAGAAATCATTATACCAAACTATTCTCTTCCTTATTACTAATCTGAAAATTGACCTTAAAGAATCCACTATTGAGAGATATAAATCTAAATTTGAAGAGTATAAAATATTATCCCGTGATAAAACAGCAGAAAACAAGGTTTCTAATGATGATTCTGTTATGGATTATAAGGAATATGTCAAGAAAATTCTCCAAAAATTTGGGGTGAAATCCAAACAATATTTGGTTGCTCGTTTATACGATGAACTCACTTGCAGAGACAATTACGGAAATTTAGAAATTATTGAAAATCTGAAAGATGTAAAACCAAATAAAAACTATATTGTTGTCCCTCGTAAAAGAATTACTATTGTTTTACAGGAATTTAAAACAGATACAGCATACCCTGCTGTTTATCATAAAGTATCTGATAGTTTAGACACATTAATACGCTCATATTTATCTGAAAATGGATTAAGTTATGGAGACACTTTATTAGGTAAATCTCTATTATCATCTTTTGTTGGTGAAATGAATCGTGCTATTGGAATTGAAAATGGATCTATAAACTATATCAGACATAGTAAAATCACAACAGAATTATCGTCTTCTAAATTATCACCTGCAGAGAGATTAGCATTAGCAAAAAAATCACAACACTCTGTTATCACTCAATTATCCTATGTTAGGAAGTTAAAGGATGTTTAGAAGAATTATTAAATAAATTGATATAAAGAATTATCTCTGTATTATATAGACTAGAATGCCTTTACCTTATTCGCAAAATAAGAAGCACATTATGAAATGGAGAGCAAACAATAAAGAACACAATAATTTACTTAGTAAATTGTATATGAGACAAATGCGATGTTGGAAGAAAATCCAACTTGAATTTTATTCTATATTGATAGATGATTGGAATGTTGCATCTGCTTGTTAAATTTAATCAAAAAACTATATATCTAAAAAACTTTAGATATTTAGCAAAAAAGTGAATAACTAATTATATAATATAAAATTGAAAGGATTTAGAAAATTCTTTTGTTAGTATAGTATATAGAATGAATTCCATTAATGGCGCCAACCAAGAAACCCGATCTACTACTTCTTTAGGAGAATTTTTAAATAATCACTACAAACAAAAAGATAATAAGAATACTCATACGCATACACGTATTGGAAATACTGAATTCGCTGTAAAAGGTGGTTCTTATGTTATCAATAATGATGAAATTTCGCAATTTTATGAATTATATTATAAACAAGTTTTTACTAATAATAAACAAGAATATCTAACTGAAAAACAACTGGAAAATGGTGTTATATATCACGATTTAGATTTACATTATTTACCTGAAATAGATACAAGACAACACGATGAGGATTTTATGAATGAATTAGTATCTATATACTGCGACAATATTAAAAAATTCCTTAATATGCCTAATAATTTTACTTTCAAAATATTCATTATGCATAAAAATAATGTGAATCCGTTGGATGATAAAACAAAGGATGGAATTCATATATTAATTAATTTATTACTTCCTAGACATTTACAGATTAAATTGAGAGAGTATCTACTCGCTGATAGTAATATACACGAACTATTTAAATCCATTCCAGTAATTAATACTTTAGATTCTATTTTTGATGCGTCTATTGTTAAAGCATCCACTAATGCTCAATTGTTTGGTTCAAGAAAACCATCTTATGGTGCATATAATTTAACAAATATCTATGAAATTACCTATATTGATAATGATTTTGCTCTAGAGGTTATTGATAATCCTGCAATGACTTATGAACTATTCTTGGAATTATGCGTTAGAAATATTGATAGACCTTTTTGCGAATTACATCAGATCAATGAACCTGTTCATATTAGCGAAAATGTTGTAGCTATAAATGTTATTAATGATATTTTTGATGATGCGGATGAGGAAAAATATAATGAAACAATTGCGTATATTAATGCTGGCATTAAACACGATATATTTTCTAAAATGACAGGTCATTCAAAATGGATTAATATCGCAATCATTATAAAAAATTCTAAAGCATCTAATGGAGAAGATGCATTTGTTAATCTCTCAAGAACTGACAGAAATTTTAATGAGGTTAAGGTTAGAGAAATTTATAAAGGTGTTGCTATTACACCTCACCCTAATGGAAAACCTATTGGACTTGGTTCATTAATATCATATTTTAAAGATGCTGATGCTAATTTAGCAAAATTAATAATTAAAGATGTTAAAAAATATACTTGTAATGTAATTATAGAACCCGAAATAAATGAAATTTCTATTGATAATAGTAAAGTTATAGCAGATGATGATAATAATGCGTCTGAAATAATTTATGATAGATTAAAAGAACGTTTGTTTTATTTTAAAGGCAAGTTTTTTCTAAAATTGGATCATATATGGAATTGTGATGCAGATTTTATTGATAGCTTTGTTTTAAATTTTATTCTTAATGCTAAAATTATAAATAAATTAAATTTATCTTATTCTGGAAATGTATGCGGTGCTAAACACATAAGAGAAGGGTTATATTCAAAAATAAAGATTATGATGAATACAGATGACTTATATAATAAATTTCATACAACGACAAAAAACAGATTATGTTTTATGGATGGCGTTTTGGATTTTAAAGCAAGGAAATTTTACTTATGGGAAGATGTAGATTTTGAATATTATACGTGTGTGCAGATTAAACGAACATTTAAAGAATATTATGATAATGCTAATAATGAAACTATTAATGAAGTCAAATCTAAAATATTTGATAATATGTATGGTGATAAGGTAAATAATGCGTTGCATTTTCTATCACGAGCGATTACAGGAAATTATGAGGATAAGAATTTTCTTACATATTTAGGTAATAGAAATTGTGGTAAAGGAGTTCAATACGATGCTCTCAAAACGGCATTTAATGATTATGTTAATACATTTGAATTAGGAAATTGTATGTATAACCGAAAAACTAGTGGAATGGAAAATGTAGATTGTTCTAAAAAGTTATACTGGTTATTAGATTTTGAATTTGTAAGATTAGGTATTTCTCAAGAAATACCAGACCATAAAAGCGATAGTAAAATTAATGGTAAAATTTGGAAAAAAATTACTGGTGGAGGTGATGAGATTGTTGCAAGACGAAATTATGATAGAAAGGATACACATTTTAAAATAGATACTACATTTGCTGTTTTTGGAAATAATTCATTACAATTTGACACAGAAGACTGCTTGGAACATGCAATATCATTTAATTCTGTTAATCAGTTTAAAACAGAATCAGAATTAGAAAAATTACTAGAAAGTGGAATAGATGCAATTGAAATGAATAGATATAAGCTAAAGGATAGTGCTATTAAAGATAAATGTAAAACAGAAGACTGGGCGAATGCTGTGGTATATTTATTATACCAAAATTATAAAGATTACTCTGTTAATATTATTAACGACGATAATGAAGAAGATGATGCAACTTTATTATCCAAAATTAAAGATGATTATTTTATAACAAATAATAAATCAGATATTTTGTTATGTGATGACATATATTCGCTTATTGATGATGATAAAAAAAAGATTACAAACGAACTACAATCAATTAACATATTTAAAAAAAAATGCTCAAGTGGCGAACATAGAAATAAGTGGTGTTTTTTTGGAATTAAGTTAAAACCTCAAGAACCGAATCAATCAATACAACAATAAATGTATAATATCTGGTATTTATAAAATGCTCCAAATGCTCCAAGAATAATTCCTTATTTCAAACTTTCCTAAAAATGAAAAATGAGTTAGGATTGGGATTTATATAGCGTCTCCAAAATATTTATTATATGGGAAACTTTAATATAAGGAAGTATTCTTGGAGCATTTGGAGCATTTGGAGCATTACTCTTTTAGGATTTCTCTCTAATTAATTAATTTCTCTTCGTTATTTAGGAAAAAATAAAATATCCATAGATTATATATTAAAATGTCAGAGATTATAGAAATGCAAACATACTATATCTACATTATTAAATGTAATGATCCATTAGTAAAATATTCTTATGTTGGTTCTACAAAAAACTTCACTCGCAGAATGCTAGAACATAAATGCAATTCTAAAAATAATAATGCAAAGCTATATGATTTCATTCGCAATAATGGGACATTTGATAATTGGAATATGAGTATTATAGACACGCTTATTACGGATAATACTTTAGATGTTAGATTTAAAGAACAAGAACATATAATACAGCAAACCAATAAATTAAATAAAATCAACGCATATATAAGCGACAAAGATTGTCTTTTATTACATAAGGATTATTATATATTGAATAGAGATAACATACTGCAAAAAAAGAAGACTTATTATCTTAATAACAAAAGTATTAAGCACGAGTATTATCTGAAAAATCGTGCTAATATACTGCAGAAACAAAAGCAAACATATCAATTAAAAAAAAACAATAAAAATCAATCAATTTAGACACATTAATTTAAATCTCATCATATAATATATGCCAAAAAAAGTAAAAAAATCTAAACCTTCTATAATGAAGCAAAAACAGGTCGTTAATATAAATATTAATAACCAAAAAAGGAAAGCGAAAAGGGTTAAATCTCGCCCTAAAAAATCCAGTAATCTATACCCCTCACAAATTCAGTCTCACAATTCGGGAGTTGTCTTGCCTTTTCATCATCAGTTTTATATTCCGCCTACAGATAAGAGTATGCCTCAAATAGAGGAGCTTACAAATAAATTCCGTGATGGTAATCTTTTACAGATAAAACAATCTAATGACTTGATACAACAATTAGGAAATAACCAAAGAATTACTAATGAACTCGCTCAATCTGTTATAAAGGGAAAATCTCCTGCTAAAATTTATGATTTATTAATGCAAGAACATTTAGTAAGAAATGCTCCCAAGAAATTAAAACACGAAATAGATGAAGATGGTGAATTATGGGAAGAAGAGGTGTCAATAAATAAAAAATCTCCCATAAAATTAGCAAGAGGACGAGGCAGACCTAAAAACCCTTTAGAAGAATCATTACCGCAAGAACCTTCACTTATACAGAAAAAATCGCGTGGAAGACCTGCTTTAAGTGCTGAAGAAAAGGCAAAAAATAAAGCAGAAAGAGATGCAAAAAGAAATGGAGGAGCACAAGCACAAACAGAGGAGCATAAGCAAGGATTAGATATTTTAGACAACCAGTTTGAAGATGCTGGATTCGGGACATTAGAACCAAAACCATTAGCAGAAGCAAAACGAACACCTATAAAATTAAGAGCAAGGAAGAAAAGGGTTGTTATTAGTGCTAATATATAAAATATTTTTATCTTGACTATTATAAATGGAGAATGAAAGCAACGAAGTTAAGGAAGATATAGAAGAATCGTCTAGCGACGACCAAATAGAAAAGAAGGAAGAACCAAAACCTAAAAGACAGCAAACCGAAAAACAAAAAGAATGTTTTAGAATAGCACGGGAAAAGCGTATGGCGAATATTGCTAAAAATAATGAAGCGAAGAATTTACAAAAACAAGAGGAAAAGGTAAAAATTGAGGCGAAGATTATAAAAAAAGCAGTCGCTATCAAGAAGAAACAAATTAAAAAGGAAAAAGTTTTAGAGATGACACAAAGCGATGAATCAGCAAGTGATTACGAAATACCCGCAAAAGTAAAACTTGTTAGGCAGAGACCTGCACCAATACCCGAAAAAACTCAAATTTATTTTATATAGTTAATATAAATGAAAACAGCAGAAGAAATATTATATATGTTAGAATACTTATCACAGGATTATGTTGAAGACCCGAAGTGGCGATTGCAAGATATGCATAAAATTCACGAATCGCTTACTGAAGATAACATAATGACATATATCAGTTATTTAGCAATTAAAAAAGATGATATAACACCCGATGAGAAGGATACAATTGAAAAAATCATTAAGATTAAAAGAGCATTAGAACGACGTGAAATTAATAAGCGATACTCACATTTTACATTAATAGAATAATTTATTATATCATTATAATATAATAAACTAATGACAACATATATAGACAGCAGACAGATAAATTTATCATCAGACACAGCAGACCAATATTTAAATGGTTCATTTTTATCTAATGTGATATTTAATATGAATGGAATGTTAAAAAATGAAAACGATATTGTTATGACACAAATTAGTGTAAATTCGGCACAAATACCAATTAGTTATTATATTGTTAATTATACGAATAACACTTTAGTATATAAATACCATAATGATCCAATAACCACAATAGTTTTTGATACAGGTAATTATAATGCAACTTCATTTATAACTCAATTTACAAGTAAAATAGCACATATTACACCAATACTTAATAAATTAAATGGAAAATTTACATATTCATCAAATCAAATAATTACATTTTATCACACAGGTTCAACGTGCTTTAAATTTTTAGGATTAGATGTTAATACAGATTATACAGGTGAAGATTTTGTATCACCATATCCAGTCCAATTTCAAGGCATTACAAGGTTAAAAATTGTTTCAAATGAATTAGCAACATACTCTATGGATTCTAATAGTGGTAATTTTTCAAATACTTTAGCAACTATATCAGTTAATTCTTCTGCTTATGGAATATTATTATATGAAAATACTTCCCTATATAAACCGATATTAAGGAATAGAGACAACAATTCTATATTTGATATAGGAATATTAGATGATAATGATAATTTTATTAATTTTAACAATTGCTCTTGGAGGATTACCTTACAATTAGATATTACGAGATTAAGCAATTTAATGGATAGAACTTTTCCAAAACCAAATAATACAATACCCACTCAAGATTTAACACAAAACTCTGATAATCCTGATTTAGGAAATCCTGCCCCCGATTTAGTAGATTTAGGAACAGGAGATAGTGATTTAGATTTTTTGATGTATCAAAATAATATTTATCAATAATTTTTTTATCTTTAGTAAATATATAATATGAACGTTGTTTTACCAAAAGAATTAGCATATGTTCCTTCTTTGCCTTCCTTACCTGAATGTCTGTCTCAAGAAGTAGTTTTAAGCCCGGTGAATGGGGCCAGCTTCGGTCCGGGCCAACTTTTGCAATATGACCTAGTTGCGCGAGGATTCATAGACCCTGCAAGCATTTATTTAAGATATAAAGTAGCCCTGACAAATACGGGAGCACAAAATTCTACTATAAAGGGAACGCCTGTTTATTCGTTCTTTAATAAATTAGAAACAATTTTCGGTTCAAGTGTGGTTGAGAGCGTCAACCAGTATAATCAAGTATGTAATATGATGACAAATCTGCAATTAAACGTAGCACAAAAATATGGCCAGCAAATAAATTATGGCTTCTCTATCGGGTCGCAATCTGCTCCTTCGTTGGAGCAATTGGACGGACGCAGTTGTGCTAATAATGAAGTATTTACTTTGGCTGCACCTCTGCCCTGTATTTTATCTATGGCAGAAAAATTAATACCAGCTGGTCTTATGCCTAACATAAGAGTTCAATTAACAACAGCATCTATTGCTGAAGCATTTGTGAATGCTAATTTACCAACAAATTATGCCTTATCTAATGTGGAACTTTGTTATACTATGGTAGATTTTAGCGGTGATACAAATGAACTTGTTAAAAATATGGGAGACCAATTTTATATTAAATCTACTTCTTTTAAAAATATGGGTGCTTCTTTAGCATCAGGGGTTTCTGGTTCTGTTGATTTAATTTACAATATGAGACTTGCTTCTATTAAGTCTTTATTCACTCATTTTTGCGGGCAAAATGCTACCGCTTGTGTTAATGGACTTTTTGATAGTATAGACCCGACTAGTGGTAATGGTGAATTGGTTTATAATATTGCTGGAACTTCTTATCCAACTCGCCCCATTTCTACTCTTAATAGCAAGGCATCTGTTATGTGCGAGCTCAAAAAAGCAGTTGGGGCATTACACTCAACCGAATACAATACCAGCATAAACTCGGTAGAGTTCAGTCATACTGATTATTCTGTTTTAAGCACCGAAGGATCACGAACCCCAGTTCCAACGCAGTTATATACAGCTGGGAAATTTATTTTTTCCTGTAATACCGAGAAGCTCAGCACTAGTAATACCATTCTTTCCGGAATTTCTACCCAATCCTCACCTATTTCATTAAGAATCTCAACCAATACAGCAACTCTTCAAGCGTATAATGTTTATTTAATGGCGATGTATGATTGTTTAATCCAAGTTAATCCTCACGAACGTAATGCTTCTGTAAAAGAATAAATATATAAAACTTAATATATCATTAGTATATAGCAGTAAATGAGAATTAATATCATTCAAAACGATAAACCAAAATTACCATTATGTAAAATGAATTGTGATACTAAATTAGGAGACCATTTGGATAAATATGAATTAACTAAATTTATGAATAATCATAGTGTCAATTTACTTGTAGGAAAGCCTGCGAGTGGTAAAACATCACTTTTATATTCATTTTTTAAGAGCAGAGGAAAGGACAAAATATTTAGAAAAGTTTTCCACAATATTTTTTTATTTATGCCCGAAAATTCCCAAAAATCATTAAAGGACAATATATTTAGCGTATTAGAGGACGATAAAATTTATAATGAATTAAGTTATGACAATTTAGAAGATGTAATCAGTCGCATAAAGGGTGCTGAGGATTATGAAAATTCGTGCATAATTTTTGATGATATGGGTAGTTTCCTAAAAAATGCTGATACAAAACGACTATTCAAGGAATTGATTTATAATAGGAGACATTTACACACAAGTGTATTTTTTCTCTGTCAGTCTTGGTTATCTGTTGAGAAAGATTTAAGGAAGTTATTTACCAATATATTCTGTTTTAAGGTTAGTAAATCAGAGATGACTAATCTATTTAATGAAGTTGTTGAGCAGAAGAAAGATTATATGCTGGATATTATGAAAATCGTATATGATAAACCTCATCAATTTCTATTCATAAATACCGATACAGGAAGATTATTTAAAAATTTTGATGAACTAATTTTAGATGAAACTGAAAAATAATATAATCTAATTCTAATATATAATGGGACTTTTTAATAAAATCACTCACGGAATAGGCAAAACCTTTAAAAAGGCATCAAGTGGAGCAAGCACATTTTTCAAGAAGACATTACCTCACGGGTTAGAGGTAGGAGCGAAAGGTCTTGCTACAGGAGCAAAATATGCTGGTAAAATAGGAGAGGTTGGTGGTAAAATATTAGGAGGTTTAGCAAAATCCCCATTTGGAGCAATATTAGCACCCGAGCTTGCTTTTGGAGCATCTGCTCTCGGTGGTTTAGCAAAAATTGGTAATGTAGCATCAAAAGGTTCTAATTTATTACAACACGCATCTCACGATGTGAGAACTGGCAATATTCAAAATGGATTGACGAACGCTTTAGAACGAGCGAAAAATATTCAAACTGCTGTAAAAGCACCTTCTTTTGTTTAAACAGGTAATAAAATCTAAATTAAGAATTATAATATTTACAATATATATTATGATTTACAACCTTTTTTTAAATGCTTATACAAATGCCCCATTAACGAATTATTATTCTGCTGTTTCTGCCACTGATTATAGTCAGAGAGTTTTTGCAATTGACTGGTCTTTTCTGCCTCAAGATAAAAATTTTAAAGTATCATTTAAATTTGCTTCAAGGGCGGCGAGTTTAACTAATTCTGACCAAATATATGTAACTGCTAATTTTTTACCTAATAGCACTACTTTAGCAGGAGGAAGTGTCGTTCAACAAAGCAACACAAGTCTTTTAGGATTATTGAAAGTAAGACCAGCAACAACAGGGACAGGTGATTTGCAATATTTTTCTAATCCTAAGGATAATCTACCAGTATATTTATATGGAAGACCTAATAATAATTTTTTAGAAATAATTTTAAAAACCTATGCGGGTGTTAATGCTACTTTAACAAATTTAATATGGTATATGGTTATTTCTTTTGAAGAAGTTAGATAAATAATAAAATATTGTCTAATTATATGAATTACAAATTATCATTAAATAGCTCAACCTACTTTTCAAAATTGAATGCTACAAATAATGTAAATCTTACATATGCTATTGACTGGACGTTTTTACCAAAAGATAAATCATTTTTGGTATCGTTTCGTTTTATAACAAACAGGAAAAATTTTAATTCAACACCTGCAAATAATAGACAATTTTTAGTTAATGCTAATTTAGGACAATCCAATAATTATACAGGAAACGCAACATTAGATAAAACGCAAAATAATATTATAGGTGGTTTAAAATTATATAGAGCATCATCACGAGGTGCAGGAGCTAGTCCTACCGATACATCATTCAAAGCAAATATACACACCAATAGTCCCATATATCTTAATACAAGACCAACAGATAATTTTTTAAATATAGTAATTACAAGTATAATAGCTGGAGAGGCTGCTTTATCTGAAATTGATTTACCATATCTAATGGAATTGTTTTTTCAGGAAATTTAAAATATATTTATAATATATCATAATGTCTTACACATCTAATCAGATAAATAGTCAATCTCTTAATGGGATAATTTCATTAAGCGATGGAGTTTTAAATATAGAAGATGGAGTTATTAGCAATATACAATCGTTAAATGTGATTGGTAATACTGAATTAGATGGGGATTTAATCGTAGATGGAAAAATATCGTGTGCTTATAACGCTTTATTATCAAGTGATGTAGTTAATAAAAGCTATGTAGATGATGCTTTGAATAATAATAGTAGATTTTTAAGAGTAGATGGGACAAATAAAATGAACGCAAATTTAAATGCTGGAACAAATCACATTTATAATGTTTTAGACCCAACAAATGACCAACACGCTTCAACTAAATTTTATACAGATACGGCAGATAATTTAAGACTTTTAAAATCTGGAGACACGATGACGGGAACATTAAATATGGGACCTACTACACAAAATAAAATTATTAATTTATTAGCAGGAACAGATTTATTAGATTGTGTTAATAAATCTCAAATGGATAATGGGGATAATTTAAGACTTTTAAAATCTGGAGACACGATGACGGGAACATTAAATATGGGACCTACTACACAAAATAAAATTATTAATTTATTAGCAGGAACAGATTTATTAGATGCTGTTAATAAAGGACAGATGGATACGGCAGATAATTTAAGACTTTTAAAAGCAGGGGATACGATGACAGGAACATTAAATATGGGACCTACTACACAAAATAAAATTATTAATTTATTAGCAGGAACAGATTTATTAGATTGTGTTAATAAATCTCAAATGGATACATCAGATAATTTAAGACTTTTAAAATCTGGAGACACGATGACGGGAACATTAAATATGGGAGCTACTACAAAAAATAAAATTATTAATTTATTAGCAGGAACAGATTTATTTGATGGTGTAAATAAATCTCAAATGGATGATGCTGATAATTTAAGACTTTTAAAATCTGGAGACACGATGACGGGAACATTAAATATGGGACCTACTACACAAAATAAAATTATTAATTTATTAGCAGGAACAAATTCATTAGATTGTGTAAATAAATCTCAAATGGATACATCAGATAATTTAAGACTTTTAAAATCTGGAGACACGATGACGGGAACATTAAATATGGGACCTACTACACAAAATAAAATTATTAATTTATTAGCAGGAACAAATTCATTAGATGGTGTAAATAAATCTCAAATGGATACGGCAGATAATTTAAGACTTTCAAAATCTGGGGGAATAATGACGGGAAATTTAGATATGAGTGGGAATGATATAATTAATATTAATAATTTAGCATCTAAAACAGGCACGTATTTAAATTTATTATTAGGCACTGCAAATATTATACAATTAACACCAGCAGAAGTAATTTTTAAAGCACCCATATTAATTTTTGGTATTGCGTCTGGAGGAACAGGCATTTATATGGCTGGGACTAAAATCGCTAATTTATCTAATGGAACAAATCCTCAAGACGCAATTAACAAAGAACAAATGGATAATGCTGATAATCTGCGTTTAAAATTAGATGGGACGTCTATTATGGGTGGTCAGCTAAATATGAATGCAAATACGCTTAATAATTGTCCTAATTTAAATGCAGGGACAACGATGAATTTTAAAATAGGTGGTGCGATAGTTATGAATACACTTGCAACAGGACTTGTTTTAAGTCAGCCAATAAATATGAATTCAAAATTAATTAATTCATTAGGTAATGGTAGTTTATCAACAGATGCAGTAAATAAAGGTCAGATGGATACAGCAGACCTTTTAAAAATGGATAAGGCTAATGGAGTTGGAACAGGAATGATGACTTTAACTAATAATGGAGCATCTTTGAAATTGTCTAGTTCTCTTGGGAGTGGTAATTTAATATTAGAATCATATTCAAGTGCACAAATAAGCTTTCAACATACCACCACTCATAATCCAGTTGCTACAATATCGGCAAGCACTACATCAGATAATTTATATTTTTATAATTCATCAAGCTATACCCCATCTCTTATGTTAAATTCTACGAGTGTAAATTGTCTATTGCCTACAATAATAACAGGCACTTTAACGATGACAACTGGTGGTGCTTCTCCAATAGATATGTCAGGTAATGATATAACAAATGTTTCTAATATTAATTCTAATGGATTAAATGCTTTAAATTTACAACATAATTCAATTGCAAAAATTAAAGTTGATTCATCAGGATTAACGATGCAAAATAGTGGAAATATTAATATGAATAGTGGGACTATATCAAATACAACATTAACAACGCCAAAAATAACTGCTCCAATACAAACAACCACGAGTTCAGTATATTCCTTTATTAATAATAGCTATTTAAATATTGGATATACTACATCTACCAGTTATACTAATAATATATCTATGACACAAACAACATATTATGCATTATTAGGAACATTAAGCGGAGTGAATAATAAACTAACGGTTTATCCAGGAGTATGGATTATAACTGGTAGTTTTAGACCATATTGTATTTCAGGAACTCCAGATTGTCAAGCCATTCAAATGATAGTGTCTAATGTTAATAGTGCAACAGAATGGGCTGCATACCCGTCATCAAAAGTTAGGCAAATTTTAAATGGTAATTATAACTCAGAAGATGAAGGATATATAGTCAATACTTTTGTAATTACTCTTGCAGCTCAAACAGATTTATATTTATGGGGTTATGTTAAATATACTGGGACTACTGTTGCATGGCAATATAATTTTGCTGAATTACGGGCGACACGAATCGCTTAAATTATAATATTTAGTATATGTATAATGGCGAGTTTAGACTTATCATTCGTAAAAGGTTCAAGCAAATTGGTTAAGGCAGAGAAATTAGAGGTAATATATAACGCAATTTTATCAAGGGTTAGAGCACTACCAGAGGTAAATAATCTGCGAAATAATACAGATTTAATTCATTTAGTTTGTAATTTAGCAGAAAATGCTATAAAAAAGAAATGGGGACAGGTGGATAAAAAAGCATTTGTTGTTAGGGTATTAAATACACTTTTTACTTATAATGTAGTAGAAAAGACACAGGTAGAAGATGTTATAGAATTTTTACATAGTAATTATCAGATTAATAAAGTGGAAAACGCTAAAAAAGTGTATGCCTGTGGTAAAAATTGGATTAAAAAAAAGGTTCTAAATTGATAATGGATTATCTTATAAGTAATTTTATTCAGTATATTGTCTATAAATATGTGGGACAAGGTTTAGCATTAACAATTGCTGTCGCGATTATATTATAAATTCCAAAATGTGTCGTAAAAATGCGAAATGTTGAAATGTGTGAAAATGTTGATAGATATATTTTGCTCCAAATGCTCCAAGAAAAGTTTCTTATATTAAAGTTTCCCATATAATAAATATTTTGGAGACGCTATATAACTCCCAATCCTAACTCATTTTTCACTTTTAGAAAAGTTTGAAATAAGGAATTATTCTTGGAGCATTTGGAGCATCTTCTATTTCTCTCTGTAAATGAATTCTAAAGGTAATTTTTAAAGTAAATCTCTATAGAGTCTAATATAGATTAAGGTATAGGTTCTATAGAGATATTTTCTCTGTAAAAAAGAAACTAATACCTTTATTTCTACAAACCAAAAATCCAATATAAAATTAGACTGACTAATAGGCACTCTAATATTATGTTAAAAATAGATAGGGGTATATGTAGTATGGATAGATTTTATAGGTTTAGATAGAATTAATAGAGAGATTTATGTAATTGGTCAGGATGTGCAATACGCTGGATTCGGTAATGCGACCCTTGCTTATTTATAGATTAAGCAAGAAATAATGAGAGCATAATAGCAGTAAAAAAATAATGGCGTAATACACAATTGCTTTAATGCGACCTTCGCATAAAATGCGTATTGCGAAACGTAAAAACGAGAGCATAATAGCAGTAAAAAATAATGGCGTAATACACATTTGCTTTAATGCGACCTTCGCATAAAATGCGTATTGCGAAACGTAAAAACGAGAGCATATAGGTAAGACAAAAAGGGCGTTAGAAAATGGTAGTGCGTGAGACTGGGAGACCTTGAAAAATATTCTATAAAAAAACCATAAAAAAACGAGAGCATATAGGTAAGCAAAAACCTAATCAGTAGATTGATTAGAAGATT